CCTCCATATGGACTTAGAATACGATAATGTTCTCATGTGTACGATGAGAGGTCGCGCTGGGCAATTAGTGGGTCAGGGATTTTCTGGAAAGAAATCTCAGATGGGAGTTAAGATGTCCAAGAATGTCAAAAAGATTGGATGTATGAATCTTAAGACATTGATTGAAAGCGATAAACTTATTATCAAAGATTATGATACTATTAGTGAACTAACAACTTTTATTCAAAAAGCAAACTCTTTTGAAGCTGAAGATGGGTGTAATGATGACCTTGCAATGTGTCTGGTAATTTTTGCATGGTTAATTGCACAACCATATTTTAAAGAAATGACGGACAATGATGTTCGTAAGAGATTATATGAAGAACAAAAAAATCAGATTGAACAGGACATGGCTCCTTTTGGTTTTATTTCTGATGGTTTGGATGGTGGAGAAAGTTTTATAGACGAACAGGGAGATCGTTGGCACATTGATGAATATGGTGATAGATCATTTATGTGGGATTATCAGTAATGGATATAGATGATCAGTTTGAATTAGAACATTTATTTCTTACTGAAAGGAGGTGCAGAGTCTGTGGTCAAACTAAAGATCTCATTGACGGTTTTTATTTAACTCGTAAAGGTAGAGGTGACATAGCATCTGCGTATTCATATGAATGTAAAATATGCACTATTATGAGAATAAAAAATAGTAGAAAAATAAAAATTTCCAGTCATAGATGGGAATATCCCGACTGGTAGTTTGTTCATTGGCAGTTTCCCCATTATAAAATAAGCAAATAATAAATATTTGTAGTCAAGTTGAAACTCTTTAGAGGGAAAGACATGTCGCTAAACTTAGTATCACCAGGCATAAAGGTCAGAGAGATTGATCTTACTGTAGGTAGAATAGACGCAGTAAATGAGCAAATCGGGGCCTTTGTCGGACCTTTCCAAAAGGGTCCAGTAGATGTTCCTGTTCTCATAGAAACAGAAAAAGATTTACTAAACACATTCGGTAAACCACTAAACAATGATAATCAGTATGAATATTGGTTAACCGCATCTTCATATCTTTCATATGGAGGAGTGTTGAGAGTAATTAGATCTGATTCTAGTTTATTGAGAAATGCAAATTATCCAGTATCTTCACCGGTTAGTTTGAAAATTAAAAGTCAAGAAGATTATAACAATAACTATTCCAATGCAACTGATTGGATTTTTGCTTCCAAAGATCCAGGATCTTGGGCAAATGGACTAAAGGTATGTACAATTGATGCTGCAGCAGATCAAAGAGTCGCTATCGGAACTTTTGGTATTTCCGTTGGTTATGCGATAACTTGTGGAATTGCCACTAGTTATGCTTCATCTTCCGGTACAGTAGAAACTTTCAATGGATTTGTTAAAGGGATAGTAACTAAAGTCAATAAGGATAATATTGATGTTAAAATTGTTAGTATGCATAATACCGATACAGGAATAGCTACTGAAGTATCTTACAGTGCTTCTGGTTTGAATAGACTTGTTGGAGGAGCTTTCCAATATTGGCAGGTTTTCGATAATGTAGGTGCAGCGACATCATTGGAGAGATTTAGAATTGATAGTAGTGCTACCGTAGGAGTAGGATCCACAGTCGTAACGGTTTCAAATGAATTGACTAGTATTGTTCAAGCAAATAGTCTTTTTTCTGTTGGGGATTTAATCCAAACTTTAAACGGAGCTTTGACTGCAAGAGTTGTTGGAATTTCCACAGGTCAAATTATAATGGATAGTGCTTCACCAGTATCTTTCGCATCAACAACACTTGTTGTTAGATATGCAAGAAATGTTCTTGATCAAACAACAAATAAAGGTGAAGGTCTTTTCACGAAATCTACTAATACTGTTATCGATTGGTACGAACAACAAACTTTAGGACTAACAAATAATGTAATTTATTGGAAATCTATCGCTCCAAAACCAGGCACATCACAATATTGCGCTGAAAGAGGTGGAAAAAATGATGAGATTCATGTTGTAGTTGTTGACGATTCTGGATCTATAACAGGAGTTTCTGGAAACATTTTAGAAAAGTATACAAATTTAAGTAAGGGAGTTGATGCAAAAATCTCCCCATCGGAAAACATCTATTATAAAAATTATTTGGCAAATGTCTCTGCCTATGTTTTTGCTGGAACTAGTGATTCTTTACTAGGAAATAGTTTTACTTCTATCAATGGATATACACAAACTAGTGGTGGAACTATTGCTTGGGGTCAAAATTGTACTGGAATAAACTTTGGATCTTCCGGAAATAAATCATATAGTTTATCGAACGGATATGATTATTCTTCAGCATCAGGAGGAATGTCACTTTCATTATCAGATGTATTAAATTCATATGAAATTTTCAGAAATCCTGCAGAATATGATGTCAATTTCCTAATTTCTGGACCAGATGGTGGAAGCACAATATTTGAGGCTCAAGCAAAAGCTAATAGATTAATTGATATTGCAGAATCCAGAAAAGATTGTATCGCTTGCATTTCTCCAAGAAGATCTGGAATTATTGGAGTATCAAATAGTGATACTCAAACTTCAAATATTATTAGTTTCTTCGATTCTGTTACATCTTCTTCCTATGCAGTATTTGATTCTGGTTACAAGTATATGTTTGATAGATTCAACAATGAATTTAGATATATTCCATTAAATGGAGATATTGCAGGATTAATGGCAAGAACATCAATCAATAACTATGCTTGGTTCTCTCCCGCTGGTGCTTCAAGAGGTGTGATAAACAATGCTATCAAACTTGCATATAATCCTTCTCAACCACAAAGAGATCTTCTCTATCCTAAGAGAATTAACCCAGTTATATTCTCACCTGGAGCTGGAATTATTCTCTTTGGCGATAAGACTGGTTTAGCTTCTGCAAGTGCTTTTGATAGAATCAATGTTCGTCGTTTATTCTTAACAGTTGAAGATACTATCTCTAGGGCAGCAAAAGCTCAACTCTTTGAATTTAACGATGTTATTACGAGAGCAAACTTCGTAAATATTGTTGAACCATATCTTCGTGATGTTAAGTCAAAGAGAGGAATCACAGACTTCTTGGTTGTTTGTGACGAATCAAACAACACTCCAGATGTGATTGACGCAAATCAATTTAGGGCTGATATTTTCATCAAACCTGCAAGATCGATTAACTTCATTGGTCTTACTTTTGTTGCTAATAGAACTGGTATTAGCTTTGAAGAGGTTGTTGGAACCGTTTAATTTTTTTAAAACATCAATCCCTACAGAGGTAAAAACAAATGTCATTTTCAAACACTCCAAGTTTTAGCTCCAGAACTTTAGAAGATTTTAAAGCAAGATTAATTGGTGGAGCAGCTCGTCCCAACCTTTTTGAAGTTGAACTTACATTCCCACCATTTGCAACTGAAGGTTCAACTGGAGATTCAACAGATCAAACAAGATCTGTAAGTGAATTGTCCAGATTCATGATTAAGACTGCAAATTTGCCCGCATCTAATGTTGGTGTTATTGAAGTTCCTTTCAGAGGAAGAACTTTAAAAATTGCAGGTGATAGAACCTTTGATGTATGGACAGTTACTGTCATTAACGATGTTGATTTTTCTCTTAGAACTGCTTTTGAAAAGTGGATGAATGCAATCAACAAACACGATGATAACTCTGGATTAATCAATCCAGCACAATATCAAAGAGATGCAGTCGTAAAACAGTTTGGAAGATCTTCACTATCCTCAGCCCAATCCAGTGTTACATCTCCAACAGTTACTACTGCAGGAGATTCAATTCCGGTCCTTAAGGCATACAAGTTCTATGGAGTATTCCCAACATCAGTAAGTGCTATTGATCTTTCTTATGACTCTACCGATGCTATCGAAGAGTTTACCGTTGATCTTCAAGTTCAATGGTGGGATGCTCTCGATTCTCAAGGAGCAACTCAATTGGGTACTGATCCTCAGGTTTTGAACCCTCTATAAATAATAGAAATAGAGTTAATATTTGAGTAATGCCTAAATTATTTGGTTTTAAGATCCAAGATGAGGGAGACGATAGATCAAAAAAATCTATCGTCTCTCCTGTTCCGGAGAATCAAGAGGATTCTTCGGATTTTTATGTTGCGAGTGGATTTTATGGACAATATGTTGACATTGAAGGAGTCTACAAATCCGAGTATGACTTAATTAAAAGATATCGTGAAATGGCGATTCATCCAGAAGTGGATAGTGCAATTGAAGATATTATTAATGAAGCAATCGTTTCGGATCAAAATGATTCACCAGTTCAAATCGATCTTCAAAATGTTCCAGCTTCGGACAGATTAAAAAATATAATCCGAGATGAGTTCAAATATATCAAAGAACTTTTAGATTTTGATAAGAGATGTCATGAGATTCTAAGAAATTGGTATGTTGATGGTAGAATCTATTATCATAAAGTCATTGATTTAGAAAAACCACAAGAAGGGATCAAAGAAGTAAGATATATTGATCCTATGAAGATCAAGTTAGTTAGAAAAATTAAAAAAGATGGTAAACATGTTTTAAATCCATCTTTTTCAGTTACATCTGGTAAAGCTGGAAATGGAAATATGTCAACTCCTGAAGTTGAGGAGTTTTTTGAATATGATCCAAATGTTAGAGGTACTGGTGCAGGTCAGGCGACTAGTAACTTTAAAAGTGCAATTGGTGGCGCTGCAAGAATTTCAAAAGATGCAATTACTTATGTTCATTCTGGTTTAGTAGATAGAAACAAACAGGTAGTTCTTTCTTATCTCCACAAAGCAATTAAAGCTCTCAATCAACTTCGCATGATTGAGGATAGTCTAGTCATTTATAGATTATCTCGTGCTCCAGAAAGAAGAATTTTCTATATTGATGTAGGCAATCTTCCTAAGATCAAAGCAGAACAGTATCTTCGTGATGTGATGACTCGTTATCGT